TGGACGGATGCGTCAACGGCTGTGTCCTGGGTGTTTGTTGCTGATGTTTGTAGCACTTCGGAGATAACGACGTTTTGACGACCTCCACCGAGGAATTCTGGACGTTGAAGTCGGTGATCGGGTACACGTTCCCCGAAGTGATTGAGGATAGATTCGACGTAACGGGAGCCGCCTCTTGCATTTGCCTCGAGCCACTCTTGCAGGCGGGATGCTTTCCTTAGTTCGTTGATTGAGACTTGCACGCCTTCTTCCTCGAGGTTTTCAACTCGGATAGGTATGTGGTTTTGGGCGTGGTTGTCTGCCATCTTACCGTCGATAGTTGCGCCTAAGGCGTCAGTTTGTGTTAAGAGACTACCGTCTGATTCGTAGTAGAGTAAGGATGCGTCGGTGTAATTGAAGTCTACGGGAATGCCGACTTCGCCTCCTTTTTGTGCTTCTGGTAGACATGATGTGAAGTAGTCTTTTTCCCAGGCGCGGGTTCTGAGGGTTGTTAGTGCCACTGTGTCTTGTTCCCGGGCTTCATCGCCTGTGGAAAAGACCACTTTTGCACCTAAGCTTTGATCTCTGTAATATTCGTTGTAAATCATTTGATAAGCCCTGAATGGAAGGGCTGAGAAGCTTAGTGATTGAGTTACCGGATCGGTGATATTGTCCATTACGGGAATCCCCATGTAGTCAGCCAGGGAGGATTTCCCATAGTTAAGTTTGTAGGTTTCACCAATTTGTAGATAGGGTACTTGGCCTTCGTAGGTTCCATCTTCGCCTCCTGTGATGAAGTCTTGCCAGTTGTCCCAGGTAAGGCGATTGGGTACGAAGAAGTAGTGGGTTGTCACGTTTACACGGTGCATCACTGGTGCGATGAGGGGTGAAAAACGCATGAAGATTTCGGAGTTGACTTTGAATTTATCGCCAGGAACGATTTCCTGGACATAGAATGGAATTAATTTTCCCATCGAGCAGGTGAGTTTATGCTCGTGGCTCAGGTCGAATGAGTTCTTCCTTGGTCTGCGGACCTGGATTGATTGGAATTTTTTCATAATTGTTTGCGTTTTTTTGATTGATAGATTTTTCGGTTTTGTAATTCATCCTCTAGTTCCATGAGGGTGAAGGGATTGGTGTTATATTTTAGACCTGTTTCAATACGCTTGAAATACTGGTCATCACTTTTGTGTACAGCTTTTTCTCTAATTTCCTCTCTTTGCGCCTCTGTAAATAACCTTTCCTTGAAATACATGGGGAGTGGATAGACGTATCCGTCTTGTGTAGTGTAAGTTGTAACGAGATTTTCCCTGTGATATGTTCCAGCTCGTTCAAGGTAAGTTTTGCCAAGACTTTTGGAGAGGATTCTGAATATTGGATGTTTGTCTGATTTTTCATTTTCTGTGGTTTTGTCTATGAGATATTTTGCGACATAAGCCATCCTTGCGCCCTTGCCAGGTGAGAACGATGTATGTCCTTTTTTCCAGATGTTATCTAGGTTCTTTAGTGTTTCTGGATGGAAATTGAATGTAACTAAGTGATAATGAGGTCGATTTGTTTCGGGGCCGTACTCGCCAATGGCGAAGTATTTGAATTTGGGCTTGTTTAAGAGCCATACGCGGCCTTGAGGTGTGAACTGGATATCCTGTTCATGTTGGTTGTTAAAGTCGATAAATCGCCTTAAAAACCACCTTAAATCGTCTTTTAAGAGGGTAGGAGGATGTCCCATGATGATGAGTTCTTTTTGTCTCTGGTCGATGGTGCTTCCTCTGAAGTAGGTTGGATCATCTTTGAATGGGAGATTATTTGGGTCGTATGTGAGTGTGATGAAGTAGCAGGATTTTGCTGTCCTGTGTTCCATGTCCATGCGTACTACCCATTCGTTTTTTCGATTGATCTTGCAGTTTGCACACTGACCACAGGGGACGGTCATCCGGACGGACGCCGTGGTTCCCCTGGGATCAGGTACAGACATCGGTGACATGCAGCTAGGCATGTTTGGTGTCTTTAGAGTCTGATTCCGCCTCTAGAGACGGTGTAACGTCTTTTTGCTCCGGTGCGTCTCCTGCGGGATGCTTTCCGGGTTTTACGTGAGAATCGTCTTTTTCCGAATCGTTTTCTGAATCTTGCCATGATGGATGATTTTTTTTTTGGTGTGAATTGACTTCCTCGATAAACGAGGTGTTCATTAGTTCGTAGACTGTCGTTTCAATAACGACTTCGGCCTTGACAGGCCATTTTATTGTATTGATAGCTTCCTGGGAAGTCTCTAGTTTAAAGCGAGTTTCCGATGGTAGATCGCTGATGGATACTCGCATTTTAGGTTCTGATTTTTGCTTTTTCATGTGTCTGATTTTTAGTGTTTGACGATGTAAATATATGATTTTTGTTGTTATGGTGTCCTCCGGACGGGTATTGATGGGGATCAAATCCCCACCCCCCTTTTCTTTTTTGGGGGGGGAATGGGGATTATATCCTTTTTTACTTTTTGAATGCTTTGGCTGCTTTGAATCCCTTTGCGCCTCTAGCGAGTGGATTGAATAAGCCGCCTACTGATTTGGCCATACTGCCGCCAAATTTCCAGGGGTTGTACTTTATTGTTTGTGCCTGGATGTTTGCATTAAGAAGCGCGTTTTGTATCTGAGCGTTTATTAGCTGATTGCGCTTGATTTGTAGTTGATAGTCTTCAGATTGGAGTCGTAGCTGACCGACTTTGTATTGCTTGCCTGTGAAGGCATTGTACCATTTGAAGTCTTCCGCGATCTTTTTGTCGATGTTTCGTATCGCTGAGTTAAGGCCTTCTGTGATAGTCTTTTGTTCAACGTAGTCAGCGTTGACCTGGGATGTTCTGAAGTTATTGTACATGCCGAGCATATCGGGCATGGGTATGTTGGTTTTTGCCAGGCCTTTGGTTACTTTTTCACGCTTTACTTGCGCTGCCGCATTGCCTGGTGTTCCTCGCCCGTAGACGAGGTTAGGGTTGAGTCCTGCTTCTTTGAAGCGTTGCATTTGACTCTTGGGGGAATTGTAGAGGTTTTGAAGATGCCACATTTCGAGGTTTTTGCCGTAGTTGTAATCGGTTAACCTGGTGTTTGCAGCCTCCTGGAGTCTTAGGTTGCGTTCCTGGAACTTTTGGTCCATGAAACCGCCTATTATGTTGCCTGCTCCTTGGAGCAACGAGCCGCCTATTAATGGGTCCATTTTTTAGTGTTTTTGAGTGTGATTTTTAGTGTTTTTTGTGCTTTATTTTTGTCGGCCTGTATTGCAGTGCTGGTAAGGCCTCGGGCTATTGGAGATATATTGTCAAGTATTATGTCATCTCCATACGCCTTTTTTTGTTGGTCCCAAAAAGCTATATCGCAGAGTCTTTTTTGCTGCCCTCTTTTTCGACCTCTTCCGCTTCGCTTTCGAGTTCTTTTTTTAGGGCAGCTTTTTGGTCTGCTCTTTTCGCTTTTTGAGCCCGTTTAGAAAGGATTTCTTCTTCACGGGCATTGATTTCGGTTTTTTCTTCCTGCATTTCTTGGATATGTGTTAAATCTAGATCGGGACGATATGCAGGGTTAGGATCATCTAGATCCGGGTCGGTCTCGTATAGTGGTTCCTTGCCGATAGGCACGGCCATACCGTTTGTGAATTTTTGCAGAAGTTCTGCGATGGTGTACGACTGTCCAGGGACGGTCTGCGACGGACTGTGGTTAGATTCTTTTGCATGTGTGCTGTCTGATTTGTAGTTGAAATGTGATCTTATTTTCATTTTATCTGTTTTTTGACGGCCCACCTCACATTTGAGGTAGGCCGTAGTTTGCATTGTTATGCTACAAGCGTGGAGTACCAAAGTAAGGCATAGGCCTGAGAGCGCGAACGTTGTTAAGGATTTGCACGTATAGGTCCTGGTTGCTTGCTTCGGTGACTGCGAAGATTCGATCTGTTGGATCGGCTGTGATGAATTCTTCATTTAGTACGGGTCGTGTGTCAAATATTCGGCCCATGTGCCAGAAGTTAAGTTCGTCAGAGCGGAAGTCGCCTGATACTCTGGACTGGGCATATTTGTATTCGGCATACCGTTCCTGGTAGCCGAAGGTTTCCTCGTGTGTTTTAGCGGGATCGCCTGGGTTGTAATAGACTTCTCCGGAGATAACCTCCTGTTCGCCCAGGTGTGCGAACTCGGGCCAGTAGAAGTCGAACTTGTCCAGTTTGGACCAGAAGCGATCTAAGCCTTGCTGATAGGCTGTGCGTGGCAGAACGGACATGATGCCGATAACGACGCCATGTTCCTGGAATTTACGGCTGAAGCCGTTGTTTCGGCCTATTGAGATGCCGTGACCTGCCATATTGCCTTGGACGGATGCGTCAACGGCTGTGTCCTGGGTGTTTGTTGCTGATGTTTGTAGCACTTCGGAGATAACGACGTTTTGACGACCTCCACCGAGGAATTCGGG